GGTTTAGGTGCAGGTTTAGGTGCAGGTCTAGATTTAGGTCGTATAGAAGTAGTAGGTGCAGATGTTTTTGTAGACGCCGTAGGAGTAGATGTCCTACCTGCTTCACCCATATCCATAGTTGCATAAGAAGGTGCTGGTGCGGGTGCTGCTTTAGCTACATTAGTAGGTACGTAACCTCTATCTGTAGCTACCTTACTAGCGGGTTTAACTGTTGCTGCTTGAGCTTGCTCTACCTCATCTCTAGTGACTGTACCATCGGCAGTTACAAAAGTATCAAATACAGTTGAAAGTGTTGGTGTTGTTGTCCTACCTGCTTCACCCATATCCATAGTTGCGTATGTAGGTGCAGGTGTTGGTGTAGAAGGTGTAGTAAATAATGGAGCATCATCATAACCAGTTACTACTGGTGCACTTGGCGGTACAACGGGCGGCATTAAACTTTGCATCTGATCATCTGTATCACCATATCTTAGTTTATACGCATCGGTTTGTTGTATATCTTCTGCTATTAAACTAGGGGCTTGTTGAGTTAGTGCCTCACCAAAAGAACTAGCACCTACAGGTGTTGTAGGTTGAGGTGCAGGAGTAGTTACAGGTGTAGGTGCAGGATACTGAAAAGGCACACCCGCTGATTCTAGTAAACGAGGATCTGCTTTAACTTCATCGTAACTACTTACTGGTGGTACAGGTAAACTTGGAGTAAACATTAGTTCATCTACTAAAGGAGTACCAAAACCACCTTCTTGAGTTACAGTAGGTTCAGATACAGGAGCAGGTGTAGCAGTATCTTTAGCTACATCAGGAGTAAAAGCAGCAGGAGTTTGTTCAACTATACTATCTTCTAGTTCAGTTACTTTACTAGCAGTATTAACTGCTGTTTCTTTTTGTTCATTTGATAAATTAAATAAGTCAGATACTGTAGTAGTTAAACTAGACAAAGCAGAACTTATACCTGTATTTTTTTCTGTTAAATCTTTTTTAATAGCCTCTAATGCAGCTACCTGACCTGCCATAACTGTTTTTCTAGCTTGTGCAATTTTGGCATCAATATCTTTTAGTATAACTTTTTTGTCTCTAGAAGCGCCATACATTACTAGTGGTCCTAAACCAAATGCAGCAGCTACACCTGTTACAACCGTAGATGTTCCATTTGTATATTTAGTAGCCTCATCAATCCACATCTGTAAAGCCTTGCCATCTTTACCTGATGTATCCATATCCCAACTGCCAGCTTTTTGAAAAGCACTTTGAGGTACTGGTGCAGGTCCGTCATTGTCTCTATCATTACCAGTAGCTCTATTAATAGCTGTAGACACTTCAGTAGCAATAGCATCAGCCTGATTTTGAGGATCGGCAGTGTCTGTGCTTGCATCATACAAAGTATAACCAGAAGGAATTGGGTATATAGGATTACCTCCCACAAAAGGAATCAAAAGACTTGCTCCTTGAGCATTGCGATACTGCTTAAACTCTACAGCATTCTTGCCCATAAGCTGTTTAAAACTTACTTGTTTTCTTTCAGGTTGTTGTACTTCGGGTGTAAGTCTACGAGGTGCAGCAGTTTGTTCAATACCATCTACAACCGCCCCACCCTCTGCCATTTCTTTAGGTGCTTCACCAGCTACAATAACAAGATCAGGTGCATCCATAGGCATATCGTCAGGTACGGTAGCTTCATCACTATTTCCCATTTGACCCATATCTTCCATACGTTTTAATCCTACTTTTGCCTTTTGTCGTAGCTGCATAAGTTTATCTAGGCCAATGTATCTTACCACATCTTCAGGAAATACAAACTCACCTTCACTTACCATAGCAGGTATATCGTCACGAACACCTTTACGTGTTCCACCAACAGGAACTTCATTACCAGATTCTTCATCTACCATGCCGCCCTCATCTTTAAGACCGCCATCTTTAAAAAGTTCCATTTGATCTTTCATGATTTTAATACCTCATCTCGTAATAGTTTTAATCTACGTAACTGATATATAGCGCCCTGTGACCTATACATAACTTTATCATTATCTGTTTGTTCCATAGAACGATGTTGCTGTGCTATTAGTTCGTCTAAGTAATTACTGAACTGTTCCCACTGCTGGTGGTTGTTGACCAGCCCCTTGAGCTTGTTGAGGTGCTCCTTGTTCATTGCCACTGAATCCTTGTTCTTGAGGGGTTGGTGCTTGGCCTGTACCTATTGTACCGCCACCTGCACCTGTTGGATCTGCTGGATTAACACCTGCTGGTGCTGGCTGTTCTTGTTGAAAGCCTTTCATTAGCTCTGCTTGAATAGCTGCTTCATCCATATTGTTAGTTACTTTATCTGGATCTAACTCTAAAGACTTTGCAATCTCACGAATAATGTACTGAAACTTAGCAAAAGGTGCAAGCGCAGGACTAGACGATATTTGCATAAACTGCATAAGGCGCTGACTGCGTACTTCATTAGCCATAAGACTTTCAGTACCACGTGCTTTAACCTCTAGATCACCTTTGATTGTTGGATCAAAGTCAAACTGCATATTAAATCTAAATAGACCTTCGCCTAGTGGACGCAGTAAGTAATCATCTACGTTTTTAATTACATTCTTTATACCGCCTTGTGCGGCACCCATAAGCATAGAAATGCCAGAAGCAGTACGACCCACACCACTAACCCCTGTTTGACCATGAGCGAAAGATGGAAATCCAGTTGACTCATCTGCTAATACCCTTGCTTTATCAAATAGCTGCAAGTTTTCTGCAGCAACATTAGGAAACTTTGTTCCAAAGATAGCTTGCCCCGGTGCTCCACCCTGACGCCTAAACACTTTGCCGGGATACACAGATAAGTCTTGACCCGGTACTAAGTTAGTTTCATCAACCTCAATTAAAAGATTACCAGATAATACAGCATTGTCAACAGCCATTCGCATAAACCCATTCATTAAGGTTTGCGTATCATCCATATTTTCTGCAATACCTACACCAAAGAATGAGTAGGGGTTAAGCTCATATGGTGCAGCCATGTAAGGAATCTTGGCAGGTTTAAATGGGTTAAGTACCATGCGAAGTAGTTTACCGTTACAAATCCAAACGTTAGCTTGTAACTCTTCTACCTCTGTTAGTTCTTGTGGAATATCTACGCCTTGTTCCTCTAGCATATCGGTATCTACCATACCCCAATACTCAAGAACTTCATAACGCTCTACACCATGCTCTGGTGCATAGTCAGCTAAATCGTCTTCCCACGATTCTTTATTATAGTTTTCTCCAAGCTGTACTGCTTCTTCAATTACATTGGAACGAAAGTGTGGTCTACGTTTTAGGTTACGTAGTTGAGTACGTGACATTTTATGGCGCTCAATAACAAACTGAGCTTCTTCCATATTATTAGCATCAGGATCAGGATAAAAGTTCCACACAGATACATGGGATACTTGAGGTATTGTTTTCATCATAGGAGAATACTCTCCATCGTCACCCCAGTTAGGATACTCTTTATCTACAGCAAACGGGCCTTTCATAATACCCGTACCAAATAATGCCATTTCAAATGCAGTACTACGCAAATGTTTACTGGCACTAGACTCTTCTAACTGATCGTGTATTTTCTTTTGCATCATCTTAGCCGCAACCATTGCTGGGCTAAATGTAATTGCTGTAGGAGTTTTGCCTACACCTTCACGTACACCATCTATGCCTTCTAGTTTATCTTTAAGTGGTCCTAGACTTTCTAAAAGAGTTTTAGAGGTAGCACCTGCAGGTAGTTCTTTGCCATCTCCCCTAAAGCCATATGGACTTACAGGCTCATTTAATCCAGACTCACGTAACTGTTCAGGCTCTTTAGGATCAAAGTTTACATCTGCAACTACGCCATCAGGTAGTTCTGTAGGATCTACAGTAAGCGGAAACTTTTGCCCTGCAAATAATACATCTACAATCTGACCATATGCAGCTAGTGTTTTTGTTTTAGTTACTTTAATAAATACTCTAGACTTTTCTGCTTCAGTAAACTGTACGTCTGGGCTATACAAACCCCGATAGTTACGGTACGCACGTAACCAACGATCCTCATCCTGCTGACGGTAGTCATCTGCACGATTATACTTTTCCATAATAAAAGGAATAATTTTAGAAGTGTCTGCATCATCAATAGTTGAGTCATCACTATCTTCTAGAATAATGGCATCGTCTTCAATAAAACCTTCTGTATCTTCTTCCATTTATATTTCCATTGCTGTTAATAACCAAAGGTAGCATCTGCTACTCGCATACCACCTTGTGGTCTTCCATTTGGATCGTAGTCAAATATACTAAACCTTGGTCTGGACATAATACCATATCGCAAAGCATCGTACAAGTGATCTTCGGAGGTAGTGTCAATATCTTCTGGGTTTCTTTTGTCGATGGGTAAGGCTGGTAGTTGGGCAACCATATTAGTACAATTATTAAAAAACACCATACGAGGCTCTTCCGTAAACTCATCTACCTGTAGCCGCCTATGTACTTCATTCTTACCAGCTACACGTGAGCCTTTAGATCTATCAGATGGACGCCACCTACATCCACGATGAATCATTTGTTCAGCCAGTGATGGCCCAGTATCGCCACGCTTATGCCATAAAGAGCTATCAAGAACCCCATACTTAATATTTCCATCTTCAGCCTCTAAATCTAATACCATATCCGCTAAGTCTGCAGCTAGTACTTTACCTACGTATAGTTCTCTGTATACAATTAATTGTTCATTAGGAGATACTGCAAACCAAACTACTCCCGACTTACTTCCATACCCATAGTCACATGCTCTAAACTTTACCCAGTTACTTGGTATACGAAAGGGTTCAACTACATGTATGTTTCTGTCAAACTCTGTAAAGGCTGCACCCTCTTTAATATCCCAATCACCATCTAGTAATTGCCTACGTTGTTGTTCAGGTAAAGACAGAAGCATTGCCTCGTAGTCACCTTGTGCAGCTAAGTAAGGATTATCGGAAAGACGGGCAGGTATAAACTTACGTTTGAATAAAGGTTTACCAGCTTTCTCATGTCCAGCAGGATAACGTAATACTTCAGTTGTTTCAATGTCTGTTGCATCAAACGCTTTATTATGCGGAGCAGGATCAATAAACATTTTTTTAACCCAATGATGACCTCTACCTCCGGGGTTAGTAGTAGCTCTCATATATACAGGCAAGTCATTTGCTGTAGATCTCAAGCGACTCCTCATGTAGTTCCAAGCAAATGGAGTAGGCCACTGAGTAAGTTCGTCAAAGCCTATCCAACTAAATGCCAAACCTTGATAGCGTAGTACGTCATCTTCTTTATCTAAGTAAGACATCCACAGTCTAGCACCCGATGGTGCAGTCCATTGCATCTTACGTTCAGACCACTTAATACCGGGCCAGATCTTAGGGTACATTTCCTGTGACTTAAAGATAAGTTCTCTTAGTTCTTCTGTAGTATGTCGTAGGAGCAATCCTGAGAAGGCTGGATGGCCCATAAACCGTAATGGGTCAGCCAACATAGCGTATGACTTACCCCCACCTGCAGAGCCACCATATAGAACCTCACGCTCACCTGCCGCTAGAAAGTTTGTCTGCGGTCCAGCATTAGGTTTAAAGATAATGTTATGCTGCTCTTCTACAGGAGCAAGGTCATCTACTATTATCTTTGCTGGTTCAGGCTGCGTTTGTTTCTTGGTTGTCTTGCTCTTTCGCCCCGATGCGGTTGTTTTCAAGTTCTTCCGCTTTGGCGATTGCCTTTTTCGCATAGTCTGCCCATCTGCGTAGGCTTCCAGCTTTGTTTTTTCTTCGTCGCTCATTATCTAACCGTTTCTTTAATCCTACATGAGATATAGTTCTGCCAGTGTTTCTAGTCAGCCAGTTGGCTACCTCACGATAAGAGTACTGCTTTAAGTACTTCTTGGCTTTTACAAGCATATCAAGTTCGTGTTCAATTGGCAAGAGGATTCCATTATCATCTGGATCTATTTCATATCCAAAGGGTACGGTACGTGCTACACGTGGAATAGGAACCCATTCGTTATCTTCTTGTAGGTCTGTCGGTTGTGGTAGTTTCCATTGTCCTAATGGTTTAGTCATCGTCATCCTGTGTTTGCTTGGCTGGCATAAGCATTACACCACCTTTAGCTTCTACTTGCATCTTCTCAGTTTTAACTAAACCAGTACGATCAAGTAACTCTTTAGCTGCTGCCATCTTATCACGAATACCTAGCTCAGTAGGATCGTATAGTGCACTAACCATAGCCATTGCCGCTTTGGGTACATTACGTGCTAAGTAGCTATGTGTTACGTCAATGATTTCTTCTTTAAGACTATTTGTAATCTCAGTGTTAGAAGTATTCTCAGAGTACCCAGCAAGTTTCTTAGCCATAGTAACATCGCCACCTGCTTCATCCATAAGGACTGCAAGAAACTTTTGTTGGCGTTCTGTTAATTCTCTAGCCATTACATCATCTCAAAATGTGGGGCATCAATAAATGGTCTACGGGATTGTGACCTACGGAGATCTACGTATGCATTCATTGCATCTTCTGCAGTACCTGCATACTGTCGAATGTCTCCTTCACTCCATGCAGCACCCCATTTAATTGCTACATTATTCTTTCTAGCGGCTTCAGCCATAGCATCACAGATGTCATCATAGACATTAAGTTCCCAAGAAATGTCAGAACCAAAGTATGCGACTAGATCTACAGCACGACCCTCAAGATGCTTAGACTTCATAGTCTGTGATCTACCAGATTCGTACAGCTTCTTTTGTTCTTCTAGTGTACGTAGTCCAAAGGTAACACCGAAGTCTACTTTAGTAATACCAATAGCATCTTTAACTACTGATACAATACCTTCATCTACGCCTTCTAGTTTCTTTAAACTTCTACTGCTTAATTTAAATGCCATTACTTTTTCCCAAAGAATTTACTTACAGAACGAATACCGATGCTGGCACTTACAATACCGCCAAGGCTATACTGATACCACGCTGGCATAGTCTCTAGTGCAGCAAAGCCAGCTTGCACAATGTTATTACCCCAATCTCCACAGAACGCTAAAATTAACGGAATAGAAAAAAGTAGAGTAATCCACTCATCTTTCCAGCTATTCTGTGTAGCTTGTATAGCAGCAAGATCCCAGTCTATCTCACCAGTAGCTTGCTTTACTTTAATCTCAGCATTAGCTTTCTGTACAGCTACTTTACCATCAAGGTATGTAGTTGCTAGTCCACCTACTGCTCCTAAGATCTGACTAATCATTTTTCGTTATTTAACCATACAGCAAAAGCACCCGTCATGGCACCAGTAACAGTTGCAGTAAGTGCTGTAGCTTGTGTACTTACTTCACCTTGCGGCAAAGACATAAACCATTCTATAACACGTATATACATAACAGTCATAACTAACATCATAAGGCGTGGCATAATTTTCCAAGCTAGTATTTTTTCCATAGCTAATGTCATTTAAGTTCTCCTGAATCTAGCGGTCTTCTTTGCAATGCCTTTAGGTTGAGCCACATGCTGCTTACCTGCCTTCGTGCCTTGTCGTTTAGCTCTGGTTGTAGCTGCATACTCACTGCTGCTAAGAGACTTAATAGCCTTAGCAGGTAGATAACGCTCACCAGTCTTAGCACTAGGCTTGCCACTTTTAGTTCGCCAATCTTGCTTAGTCCATTTAGTTAGACTTTTTTGAGACTTTGCTTTAGCCATGTTAACAGCAGTCACATTCCTCGTGACACTTTTTATTAGTTAAAGCGCACCACAATCTTTTAAAATACCTTAACATTATCTATAACCTCCACCCTTTGCTTTGTACTGTTTGGCTAACATCTGGGCTTTACGTGCAGACCATTGACCTGCACCTCCACCTTTAGATCCTGATTTTATGCGATTAAATAAATTTTTACGCATAGTAGGTTTAGTATAGTTACCTGCTTTATTAACCGTAGACTTTTTGCCTGACTTCACCTCTACTGATCCCCATGTCATGCAGTTCCTTATCACTTAGATTCATAAGAATCCAATAGTCGGCTCTGCGTTGCTGATTTTCTTGTATCTTTTTAAACATACGTTTAAACATATTCTATCTCCTATATATGTAGGTAAGAGTTACTTACCCTTACAGAGATAGTTATACCATACTTAGTTATAACACATAATAGTTAAGATTGCAATCCCGTTATGCATTAAATGCCTTATGCAATAATAAAGTCTACAATCTGTCCATCTGGTGTACGTAGTTTATTTGGATTAGGATTGTATGCATACATCTGATTCACTAGCTTTAGATCTTCTACAGGTGTATCAGGTGTAATGCGATTAGGTTCTTCTAGTTTGTATTCTTCATTATTTCTTCTAGACCTATCCTTGTCTGCCTTCTCAAACACAATGTTATCATGTGTCTGAAAAGGAAAACTAGGTAAAGGAAAGTGAGAGATAAGTGTCATTTAAAGTGTGCCTTGCATTTGATAACATTGATAACGAGCATAAAAGTTTCTACCCTTCATCATATTGCTTACGTCATCTTCTACCTGCGCTGTACAAGCAGCCTGACTAAAAAACCCTTGATCAGTACGAACTAACACATCACAGGTTTTAACGTCTACTGGAGAAACGCACATTAATATAACTGCAATCCACATTACTTTTTCTTTTTAGCCATACCACCACGCATCATTTTTTTCTTAGCTGCCATACCGCCACCACGCATCATGGTTTTTTTAGCCATACCACCGCCACGCATAGGTGTTTTCTTTTTCATTGCTCTAGGTTTCATTGCCATTGTTTCTGTCTCCGTTGTCTTCTATCTAATACGAGTGCTTCATACTCGTCTTTAGGATATACATTATAGTATCCTAACTTTTCTAACCGTAAACTTGCGTCATCTACTTTACTTAAAGATTGAATAAACAACATAGCATATTCATCTTCTATATCAGACTCCCACTCATGTTCATACAAAAAGTCTAAGTCTGCATCTTCTGCACCGTAGTCTGGATGAAACTCCATTATGTGCAAATCTCTAGGTGTGTATGTATCGTTTAAAAATGTAGTAAACTCTTTAAGCTGCAGCGGTGACGGGAAGTAATATGATGCAACTACAACTAAGTCATACGTATTATCAAACATATTAGCTTGTGTAATAGCTTCAATGCCAAGGTGCTTAGTTTCTACTACACGTACTTTGTTTTGCTTCCATGCTTGCTGTGCATAAGGACATGCGGGTAGGCCACCTAAAGCATCGTTAGGTACTTCTAATACTTTACTAGACCAATCTCGTATATCACTTTCTATGCTCACTATTTGAACAAGCCACCCTTACGCATGTCTACATGACCCTTAGTAACTTTGCCACCACTCTTCATGTAGCCCATTTTATTACGTACAGCAGTAGGCAGTTTCTTCAGGCCAGACTGACTTGCAGAAGGTTTAGTGAGGCCACCTTTAGCGAAAGGTGTTTTAGGTAATGTTACAGGTTTAGCTTTACGATCTGAAGCAGCCTGTGCAGACTTACGACCCGCAAGATCTTTTTCTTTAGCCTGTTTAGCACGAATTTTATTTTCTTTCTTTTTTAATTCTGCCAAGAAAAATTTACGAAGCTCTGGATCTTCCATCTGTTTAATTTGAGAACGTGCTACACTTACATCTTTAAGTGTCTTAGCTTCATCAATAGCTGTTTTACTTGTAGAAGTTTTAGTAGCAATAGAACCTTTTTGTTCTGCTGTATCCCTTACTACTTTAGATACTTTTTTTCCTGCCTTAGCAAGTGTCTTTGCAATGCCCATCGGTATATCTCCTATATTACCATTTAACTTTGTGTGACCAATATCTCGCACTTAGCTTACTAGGCTTAGAGTCTTGAGCATTGTGTCTAGCGTAATAGCTCTTTTTACGAGCTTTGTCTTTTGCAGTCTTAGGACTCTTACCAGCACCGCTTACACCCTGCTGTCCGAATCTAATAAATTTATATGTATCACCTTCTTTAGCCATTACGCAGTGTGACTTCTTAGGATGACTAGGAGTTCTCTTAGGTTTGTTAACGCCCTTGAGTCCTTCTTCTTTCATTTTAGTTTTAACTCTTTCAGGTACGCTCATCCGTCCATCCCTCTTCACGCATAGCCCACTCTACATGCTCTAATGTAAATTTACGACCGTAGTGGGCTTCCACTGCAGTCTTTACATAGAATACATCGCTATGGGGAATATGTAAATCTTCAAGATTACCATCTAATACGTGTCGGTAAAATTCTTCAAGAACATTATCTGTATATAGTTTTACTGATTTCTTTGCCATTGTCAATACTTAATTTGTACAAATATAAAAGGACTTGCCTACGGCAAGTTACCATTTAAATGTATCACTGTACGTGTATACTTACATATAATTATAGTTACATAATATTTAAGAGATTAGTATAAGTGATTATAAGTGTATACTGTACGTGTATCACTTATAGTGACCCTACCCTAACTAACATATATAGTTTTACACATTATATAATACATGTCAACCCCTAATCGTACAGTTGTAACATTATGTGATATACTGAAACATTTTGTTACCTATAATGTATCACGATTTGTTTCACATGTGTAACCCTACGTGTATGTAAACCACCTTATGTGTATAGTGGTTAACAGTCACATTTTCCTGATCTGTGTATGAGTACATGTATATATATACGTATACCCCCCGCATGGCCCCTGCCCACCCGTGCATGACACACGTACACATCACACATCATGTGCTTGCATCGCTGGTGTACACATTATGCGACACACATCACACCAACACACGAGGAACTGTAACAAAAACAATGCTTTACGATACTGCGACAACTGTTATGTAATCAGTTGCCATACTAAAGTATGATGTGAACCACGGGATATAGAAAGGTGGTGAGTGTTGAAGAGTTGATGCATATTATCCTCTAACAGAGTTAGTGCCATCACAAATCAATCAAACCAATAGTGTCCAACATTGGACATGTCACAGTATAACTGTGGTAATTATGCAACACCAACTGTTTGCCCAACCCAAACTAGCCTCACGAGTTTAGCGCACGAACTTCGTAATTATTTATAATTACTGCAGTAGCATGGGAAACGACAGGCGCAGAGGATCACATGTGAAGAACCGACTTGACAGAACTTATACTATATTCTACTAGTTTATAAAGAGAACTATATCTCACTATTTGTGAGAGATATAGGTTCTCTCATATAAACAGAATATAGATAAAAGGATAAACCGATGAAAAACTCAACAGCAACTTCAGGAACTTCAATCGACGCTTTAGTGAAAGAGGGCAAAGCCCTTGGATCAATTTGGCGTCAAGTGAACAGCCTCAAGCAAACCACCAAAGAGAGTGGTTTTGATACAAGGTTGGGTAAATTGCTACAGCAATTGAAAGCGTCATCAACTGTCGATAGTGGTCAAATACCAACACATGTTCTCCGAACACATGGTATTCAACAGATTGATCGTCGGCGTCGTTCAGAGGCTTTGTGGTTCGTTGAAAACGAAAAGGAGTGTCGCCAGTTTATCGTAGATAACAAGTTCAAAGGTTCATCACTGACAGCTTTACAAGCTGCAATGCGTAAGGCTGCTAAAGCAGATGACGCTGATAACAGCGAAGCTGAACCGTCCAATGTTGGACAATCTGAGGCTACTGAACAGCCAAAGGCTGATGCACCTAAGCAACGGTACTCCAAAACAGCCATTGTAAATGCTGTTATTGCTCAGGCTGAGCTCAACGAAGTTGACCTTGAAGAAATCATAAATGATTTAATTGAGGTACTTGCTGACCGTCAAACGGCTGCCGCATGAGGTACAAAGTACCTAACACCAAAGCAAGCGTTGAGCAATCACAGCTTGACGCTGCTATGGCACAGTTCTGTGAACTCGCAGACGATATGAACCGTCCAACATTGGACACTTTGATTGCTAACACATTAACTCCTAAAGAGTTAAAGCAACACGAACCAACACTTATCTACGATAGTGGATGGAAGGATGTATCATGAAGATTATTCTCGCTATTGCTTGGTCTGTAATACTTGTATTACTTACCTATTTGACCATTGCCGTTGTATCACTCAATGGTCACTTGCATATACTCATTGGCATTGCGGTGCCTGTGGCAATGTTGGGCTTTATCACAATTTGTGAACGGCCTCTTGACAAGTAGTATTACATAGTTATATAAACACTTGAAACTTTAGTGAAAGTGTTATATAACATATGTATAATACTAAAGATAACTGAAACCGTCCAATGTTGGACACTTTAAACGGAGTTTATTATGGATTTAGATTTTTTCAGTGATTTGTACAAAGATGTACATGGCATTAGACCTCGTGGTATTGTGCCAACACCAGAAATGGTGGACTACTTACAACGTGAGTTGGAATACCAACTTGCAGAGGAACGTGCCGATGAGGATGCAAGCATCAATGCTTGTATGGATCATGGTGCTCCCGACATAGACACTGCCATGCGGTGGCTTGAACAAGCTAACATCCACGCTGAGTGGGTATGATTGAAACCGTCCAATGTTGGACACTTTAAACGGAGTTTATAAAAATGTTGGAAATTACTCGTAGATCAATCGTTTCTGGTGTTGAAAACACAATGAAACTTGACGTTACCATGCATGAGTACTTGCTATGGCGTGAGGGTATGCTCATCCAAGAGGCAATGCCTAACTTGTTAGCAGTGGAACGTGAGTTCCTCATTACAGGAATGAGTGAAGCGGAGCAAGCTGAACATTGTGTATAGTATAAGTTATATATACTTGATACTTTAGTGAAAGTATATATAACTTATACATATACTAACCACCACCGAAACCGTCCAATGTTGGACACTTTAAAAGGACGATACAATGTATCAACGTGATGTAAATGAAATCAAAGCATTCGTAAAATGGCGTGGCCCAGATGCCTTGGTAAACACTGGCCTGTTTGTACTGCTTACGATACAAGCTGGCCTATCCACAGTACGTGGCAGCATGGTCAAGGTTGAACGTGACTTCTACCAAGCTGATTGCTTGTGGGGTAAGAAAGCTGATGGCTACGAGTACCTAAACGAGAACCGTGATTTCTTATATGGCAAGCTGTATCACATTGCTGACACCAAAGGTTACGAAAGCGTAGAAGCGTGTGCCGATGTTATACAGTTGTTCATGGCTGTACCTAACCTTGGCATGGTCAAAGCTGCCTTCCTAGCTCAATGCTTAGGCTTCAATGTGGCATGTATTGACAGCCACAACATCAAGCGGTTGGGTATATCACCTAACCTTGTGAAGACGCCACCATCAGGCATGAAACCTGCGACAGTACGAAAGAAAGTTGAGCAGTATGTCGAACTGACCCAGCAAGAGGGCACTGAGTACTGGTGGAATACATGGTGCGAATATGTGGCAGGTAATCGTGCCAACCGTGCTTTGGATACTGGTGACGTAGTGTCTAGGTATCATGTAGAATGTGTAACATATGGATTTGAACATGGCTAAAAAAACTTCTGTAACATACCGAAACCCTGTGGCAAAGGCAATGTTACAGGAGCGTAAATCACCACAAGTCGTGCCGCCTAAGAAAGGTGGCAAGGCTAAACACAACCGAAGAAAGGACAATCTCAATGCGATACGAGATGCAAAACTTTATAAAGATGACTAATAAAAAACCGTCCAATGTTGGACAGAAATCTACTCGTGATGAGTGGAAACGTGCTCGTAAAGTTGCACGTCAAACTAAACTAACCCTTCGTAAATCAGTAGCATAGGAGCTAACACAATGACCGACACTAATGTAAATGCACCCGTAGTAAAAACTTCACACCCTGAGTTGTATGCAGAGCATACGTATCACATGAAGAAAGCCGTATGTTATACATATAACTACGTGGTAATTGACGAAGTTATTCGTGAGCTTTGGGGTGACATGACTATGGCAGAGATTGCCGAAGCGTTAAACGAGTACCCAAATCGTATTGCGTATCGTGTCCAAGTTTTAAAAGATCTTGGCGTAATCAAAGGCAAGTATAACATGCACCGCTCAAACCTTATGCGGCAACGTAAAGAGGCGGCTACATGGCTGAAAGAAATTGACGCAGAGCTTGCAAAGGTAAGCTAATGCTCTACCTATTGTTCACACCTTTCGCTGGCTACTTTGCTATGCTAATTACTATTGTAATCATGCACAGTGTAGGCTATGACGTGAGAGGTGTGGACACCTTCACTATCTGGTGTATATACATTCAGATATACGTATACTTATTTGTGATAAAAAAACTGAAAGGAATACAACATGACTAAACTAAAAACAAAACTAACTCGTGCGGAAGTACAGAAACTATGTGACTTGTACAACGCAATGGACACCATCCTAGATAATGCAGGTGAATCACTTGACGTGAGCCTCAGTAACTTACATTGTATGCGTGACAAGGCGTGGGAACTGCGTGGCATGTTTGAGTTCAAACCTCAGAAGGATGAAAATCCAGACAGACCTGCACACTGGCTACCTCAAGTGTTACCTGACGATGATCGTGCATGGTACTATAATGCCGACGATTAAGGCATATGAAATTGTCTTAGAGATTGATGGACAGGAGAGTTGTATCACACTTGATGATACCTTTCCTGCCATTGATAGCTGGGCAAGTGCTTGCAGCATGGCAGTCCTGATGGCAAAGCACATTCACCCTAGTAAAGAAGTAGAGTTCGTATCATGTGCAGAATACGAAGCAGACGAGTATGCAGACATTGGTTATGTCTATGATGCACCAGTAGTATTGCAATAGGAGATAGCAATGGCAGCTAATATAAAACTAACTGAACGTATGTTGAACAAGTCAGAGATCAATGCTAATAAAACTGTAAAACAGTTCTTGTTGGATGACTTTGGTATGGAATATACAGACCCATTCTTTACGGTGGGTAACAAGCTCACTGTAGTGGGTGAATACATAGACGGTGAGGAAGCAGACATAAACTTCTTCAGACGATCAGGCCGTGGTGACACGATGCTCAGTATACAAAAGCTGAAGCAATATGCTGATGCGGGTAATGAAGTACGCCTCATCTCAGACAGCGAAAGCGATGGCGATGGTACACGAATATTCATATCAGTCCACTCAACAGGAGAAGAAACAGATGCCGCCTGATGATCCTTGTGATGATTGGTCAGGTACACCTTTACCTAAGAGGAAAGACAAATGATTGAAGCAGCATTGATGTGCCTTGCACTTAACGTATACTTTGAGGCACGTAACGACAGTATGGTTGGGCAGTATGCCGTAGCACAGGTAGTAATGAACCGTGTGCAGTCTAGCAAGTTCCCCAATGACGTATGCTCTGTGGTTAAGCAGTCACGTAATGACGGCACATGTCAGTTCAGTTGGTACTGTGACGGTAAAAGTGACAGGCCACGTGAGCCATATGCATGGGCTTATGCTCAGATGGTAGCAGCAGATGTACTGCAAGGCCAAGGCTTTGACACAGTAGACATGACACAAAGCGCAACGCACTACCATGCAAACTATGTACGCCCATACTGGGCTGACAAACTAGAATACACTGTGACTTATGGGTCACACCTGTTCTACAAATAGCTTATCGTTACTAGTATAGGGGTGGTATCCCCTACATAACTATGGCACAGTTGCCACATACTTATCATAAGGAGAAAATAGTATGGCTTTTGATTTTAATCACCCGAATATCTTACCTGAGTACATGGACTTTGACGTAGCTTTTGAGCCTACCAAGGTGAAAGACAAGAAGTACGTCATCAATGCTACATCAGGTGAATACCTTGGTGTAGTAGGTAATACGTTTACTTGTGCATCACATGGTGACTTCTATCGTGGCGTCCTTGACACAGTGACAGAAGAACTGTCTGACCATGAGTTAGCAAATGCCAATACACACTGGCGTACTGCACGTAATGGTGCATGGGCTATGCTTGACATTACCCTGCCCAACATGAAGACTGTCATTGAGACAGATAAACACAGCACTGAGATTGGCAACCGTATCATATCATTACATGGTATTGATGGGTCATGCAGCAATCAGGTGTACTTTGGTGCGATTGATTTCTTTTGTACCAATGGAATGATTAGAGGGGAGTATGACAAAGTGCGTAAGAAGAACACATCTAACTTTACTATGGAAAGTTTCATCTATGAACTGACACGAGCACGTAAGGACTTCTACGAGGAAGCCAGTAAGATGCAAGTGTGGGCGCAAACAGATCTCAAGTACGTAGACGTAAGCTCACTGCTTGATAGCATGATTGCATCTAAGCGTAAGTCTGAGAAGATGTACAGCTTATACATGCAAGAGGCTTCACAACGTGGTCACAATAAGTGGGCATTGTATTCTGCCTTCACTAACTATGCCAGCTATGCTGATGAGCGTAATGGGTTCAACCTGCGTAACACAGGCAATGACACACAGGCTGTAAGCATGTGGTCACGTGAGCAAGAGGTGAGCAAGTGGGTTAGTGATGACAAGTTTATTACTTTGGAGGCTGCATAATTGCCAAACCTACCACGTTATGTACAAGAACGGGTGTCATCTACGGGTGACATCTCATACCGCTTTAACCCGCCACAGAACCTTGTTGATGAGGGTGTGGTCAAACGTGAGGAGTACGGCACAGACCTAAAACAGGTACGCAAGATTGTTCGTGATCACAACAAGGCGATTGACACATGGCGTGAAGAACAAGCACAGGTTGTACGAGTAAAGTCTAGCAGCAAGGTGACTGATCTTATTAACTATTACTATATGTCTAATGATTTCAATGCATTGCGTCATACAACTAAGGTTGACTATAGGTACTTTCTGACTGTGCTGCACCAGACTATGGGGTGGCGTAAGTATGAGCACGTTACCTCTAAGGTTGCAAAGCAATCATACGAAGAATGGGTCAAACGTGGCATCAGTTTTGCTAATCATGCGGCAACATGTGCCAGTAGGGTGTACAACTATGCGATACAGATGGAGCACACAACATACAATCCTTGGGCAAACATCAAGCGTAAGTCTGCTGCACAGCGTAAGGTGGTGTGGACACATGATGATGTTGTCAAGTTTCTTGACGTAGCATACAGCGACTTTGAGTATCGTAATGTTGGTTTGATTGTACAGATGGCATACGAGTGGTGCCAACGACTAGGTGACATGCGTATGTTGACGTGGGATAGCATTGACTTTCGTACACAGAAGCTGGCACTAGAACAGAGTAAGCGTAGGGCTGACGTAGAGCTACCAATATCAGAGGGTCTATTACACATGTTGAATGAACAACGTAATGACTTTGGTTTTCAAGACTACGTTGCCCCACATCCTAGACCTACGGGTGGTACTTATAACCCTTATGCTATGGAGAGGCTATCCAAAGTGGGTAGAAGGGTAATGCGTCTAGCTAAACTACCCGAAGAGTTACGTCTTATGGACTTACGTAGGACTGGTGTGACACAGATGGTAGATGCAGGTGTACCATTGCCCCAAGTTATGGCAGTGACAGGGCACAATCATGTGTCTTCTGTGAAACCATACATGAAACATACTTACACTAGTGCAAATAGTGCCTTGACACAGAGAAACGTAAGTGTATCCTTGAGTGGAGCGAACAACATAGAAAGTGATACAGTATGAATATGGATGATCTTATACATGACTTAGGACTAGCTAATGGTGAGACTAAACGTATGACATGTCCTGCATGTAATACTAAGAATACATTTACTATTACTAATAATATGGGTAAGATCATATGGAACTGTTACAAAGCTGGGTGCAGTGTGTCGGGTGGCACACGTACTCAACTGACTGCTGATGACATACGTAAGTCATTGGGTAGTGTTGCAGAAGAGACACATGTATCAACATTCTCAAAACCAGATTGGTTTGTGCGTGATGATTCAAAGATCAAAGATTTCTGTGACCAGTGGGAGCTAGACCCACAAGATTTAGGCTTGTTGTATGACGTTAAGGAACATCGTGTGGTGTTCCCTGTTGTACACAATGGAGTTGCAGTCGATGCCACAGGCAGATCACTTGGTAAACGTATACCTAAGTGGAAAAGGTATGGTAAAAGTGACTTGCCATACGCTGCTGGACGTGGTAAAACGGCTGTAGTTGTTGAGGACTGCGTGAGTGCTGCTATTGTAGGTGATGGTGGTGTATATGTCGGGGTCGCAGTGTTGGGTACATCATTGTCCACTGGACACAAGAGGTACTTGTCGCAGTTCTCAACAGCAATAATTGCATTAGACCCCGATGCTTTACCTAAGACACTGCAGTTTGCAAGAGAGCTACGTCAGTACGTAGACACTATCAAGATACTGTACTTGCGTGACGATTTGAAATACCGTAACCCTACCGACTTTGAAAAACTTACAACACTAGGAGACTAACACATGGAATTATCATTGATACGTAGTCTGATGGACAAAGACTTTTATGACGAGCATCGTGGTGCACGTTGTCCTGACAGACTATTCAGTAAAGATGTACGTAAGATCAAGCAGTCTATTGACACTGCTATGGATCGCTATGAGCGTACAGTTACACCAGCAGAGATTGAGGCATTGTTTATGGCGAACAACCCCACTCTCACAACTGCACAGAAGACTGCCTACAGCCACCTGTTTGGGCAGGTAAGCAAGGAGCAGCCAATGGGCAGTGACGTAGCACAAGAGGTGCTATCTAAGCTGTTTCAACAGGTGATTGGTGAGGACATTGCCAACCTTGGCTTTGACTATGTGAATGGCAGCAAGTCTACACTGGAGCCATTACGTCAGATGCTTGAGCAGTATGGCGATGACTTCACACCCAACCTACGTATTGATTGGGAAGACATTGACCTTGATACTATCCTTGCTATGACTGACCTTGAATCACAGTGGACATTCAACATACCTACGTTGACACGTAAAGTTGAGGGCATCAACGCTGGTCACTTGATTGAGGTAGGTGCACGTCCTAACACAGGCAAGACATCCTTCCATGCCTCACTTGTAGCTGGGCCTAATGGCTTTGCATGGCAGGGTGCACGTGTTGTTGTGTTGTGTAACGAGGAAGGCTATCATCGTGTGGCTCACCGTTACATCACAGCAGCTACAGGAATGGACAAGTTTGAAATCGTCAAGAACAAACAGCAAGCCATGAACACATTCAATCAGATACGTGACAAGATCATGTTCAAGGATGCAACAGGACGTGACATGAACTGGGTTGAGTCTGTGTGCAAGTCATACAAACCTGACGTAGTTATACTAGACATGGGTGACAAGTTTGCCCGTACTGCTGGCTTCTCACGTCCTGATGAGGCACTCAAGGCTAATGCCATACAAGCTCGACAGATTGCCAAGCAGCAAGAGTGTGCCATGTTCTACATGTCTCAGCTATCTGCAGAAGCAGAAGGTAAGGTTGTACTCAACCAAGCTATGATGGAAGGTTCACGTACTGGTAAGGCAGCAGAAGCTGACCTTATGATTATGATTTCTAAGAACCCAACAGTTGAGGGTCAAGAGGAAGAAGACAACCAACGTCACATCAATGTGGTAAAGAACAAACTATCTGGGTGGCATGGCATTGTTCACACAGATCTTGAATACAAGATAGCGAGGTATGTATCATGAGCGATTGGATAATGAAATATGTATTAGTTATTCCTTATGATGTGTGGGAGCCGGAATATGACAACCCCGTAGAAAGAGTGACCACTGAATTTTTTGAAACACCCGAAAGGGCTATGAAGTATTTGCACGATTACATATATGATGCAAATAATAAATATCCTTTAAGATATGAAACATGGGAAGAATGGGGAGAAAAACAAGACATTTACTTATATGAGAGGTATGTATCATGATAGAAAGTGGAACAATACGTAAAGATGGAAAACGTTGGGATGGATCAGTCTGGCGTAAAGTAGGGGTTAATCATCACTTAAATGAAAAAGGACTTGTATATTACAAACGTAAGTACAGAACTCTTAACGGATACCTACAACAAGGCGGTAAGATTGATCGTCTTGTCTTTAATAGAATGAACCCAAAAGATATTGGTATATTTGCTAAGGCGCTATATGACAATCAAAAAGCAGGACATGTGTATGTAATTGTAAATGATGCATGGCCTGAGTGGGTTAAGATTGGCAAGGCTGTCGATGCACAAGATCGACTGAATGGGTATCAAACAAGTTCGCCCATGCGTGACTACAGATTAGTGCACTCAGTTTATTTTGAAGACCGTCATACAGCAGAGAAGAAAGCACACATTGCAGCAACATTTAATACTAAACATCCGTGGAATAAACATGACAACGGTGAATGGTTTAAGCTGACACAGCAGCAAGCAATAGGTATAATAAAGGAAATAGAATGATGAGTGAAGCATTAACAGCACTTATGATACTATTGTTTCTAATTTGTGGTATTATATGGATAATAATTAGTGAGGTAAATAAATGATACAAACATTTTACGTAGACCACATGGGTACAGACTTATCTGTAGCTAATGCAGCACGAGTGAGCTTTGGTAAGCGTAGTGAGATGGATACGAGTGACGTATGGGGTCCACCTACCTTGAAAGATAAGGATGCAAAGCTTATACGTTACTTAGCCAAGCACAGGCACATCAGCCCATTTGGGCATTGCTTTGCAACCTTCCACGTAAAAGCACCTGTCTTTGTAGCACGTCAACTTGTCAAGCACAAGTTTCTACGATGGAATGAAATAAGCCGCAGGTATGTGGATAGTGAGCCTGAGTTTTATTTACCTACGGAGTGGCGTGGGCGTAGTGTAGATGCCAAACAAGGTAGCACTGGTGTAGTTGAGGTAGCTAATAAGCCCATTATAGGTCAAGCAGTGTGGCGATCTTTAGAGTGTTACAGAGAATTATTGAGGCAAGGTGTGTGTCCAGAGCAAGCACGTATGGTACTGCCACAGAGCATGGTAACTGAGTGGTACTGGTCAGGTAGCTTAGATGCATTTGCAGACATGTGCAATCTACGTTGCAAGCCTGACACACAGTACGAGACACAGCTTGTAGCTGGGCACATTGACACAGAGATGGCTAAGTTGTTCCCTGTATCATGGAAAGCATTAAGGGAGAATGAATGATGAGAGGTAACATTAACGGTGCAATCAAGGCGTCAGCTATAGTCGCATTTATAATAGCAGGTCTACCTATATTGATTGCTATGACGTATGACGAGTTCCCACGTTACTGTAAACAGACTATCTTATTACCTTGTATAGGAGTTACAAGTGATTAGGTCAATGACACAAGAAGAAAGAGAACGTTCTACTGAGAGGAGACTTATTAATATGACTACATCAAAATCAATATGCGAGATACGTTTACACAATGCTATGGTACGCAACAACCTAACACTAGAGGAGTGTATAAATGCCATAGATTCATACGCTATGGATAAAAAGTTTCACGATGATCTTGACAGTCTATACAATGTCGAACAAGATACATGGGATGATTGGCACGATGGAGATATAAAGTAGGAGACAACATGATACTGACCCTCGACGTAGAAAACACAGTAACTAAACGCAACGGCAAGATGCACCTTGATCCGTTTGAACCAGACAACACACTTGTAATGGTGGGTATGCTAGATGATCACATGAATGAAACGATTGTAACGTTTGATCACGCAGAGCAACAACCCACCACAGATGGGCGGCGTATTGTTCAGGATGCACTGAACTCTACCCGCCTGTTAGTTGCACACAATGCCCCTCACGATCTTGTATGGTTGTGGGAGTCAGGCTTTACTTATGACGGTGACATCTTTGATACCATGCTAGGCGAGTACGTACTGCAGCGTGGACAGAAAGAGCTACTGTCACTTGAGGCATGTGCAGAACGCTACGAGCTTGACACTAAGAAGCAGGATACACTCAAAGAATACTTCAAGAAAGGCTTGTCTACTCGTGACATACCACATGCTGAGTTGACTGAGTACTTGTCACATGACTTACATGCTACGCAGCAATTGTTCAATCGTTTGCAGACGAAGTACGAGGAGTGCAGTTCACTAGAACCAACGATCACTCTGACTAACCAGCTTGCAATACACCTTGCACGTATCTATCAGCGTGGCTTTCAAGTAGACATGGATGCACTGTTGAAGGTGCGTGATGAGTTTGAACATGAGCGTAACGTACTTTCAATTGCACTAGAGGAACAGGTTGCAGATCTTATGGGTGACAGACCCATCAATCTCAACAGCCCAGAGCAAAAGTCATGGGTTATCTACAGCCGTAGGCCACATGACAAAAAGGTGTGGGCAGACTTGTTTGATGAACGTATGCCTGACACAGAGTATCGTAGTACAGTACGCTTACACAGTGAGCGTTTGTATAAACAGAAAGCACACCAGTGTAAGGAATGTTATGGCACTGGTCAGGTAAGAAAGGTAAAGAAAGATGGAACTCCCTTTGCTAGAACTAATAAATGTAATACTTGTACTGGAAGCGGTTTCTTTTATACTGACTCTACTTCCCTAGCTGGCCTCAAGTTCTCACCACCTACAGCCAAGTGGGTAAGCTCCAATGGCTTTGGTACAGACAAAGGTAACTTGCTATACCTTGAGGGCATTGCACGTTCCAAAGGTATGAAAGAGGCAGAGCTATTCTTACAGAACCTACGTAGATTGTCTGCAGTAGAGACATATCTCAGCAGCTTTGTAGAGGGCATAGCAACGCATGTAAAGACTGACGGTAGACTGCATGTACGTTTACTGCAACACCGCACTGGCACAGGCCGTTTATCAGGTGCAGACCCTAACATGCAGAACATGCCACGTGGTGGTACGTTTCCTGTCAAGCGTGTATTCACGTCACGTTGGGAAGGTGGTCAGATTATGGAAGCTGACATGGCCCAGTTAGAATTTCGTGTCGCAGCATTCCTTGCACAAGACAAGACTGCTATTGAGGAAGTGTCTACTGGCTTTGATGTACACGCTTACACTGCACAGGTCATCAGTGATGCAGGTCAGCCTATGTCACGGCAAGAGGCTAAGGCACATACGTTTGCACCTTTGTATGGTGCCAGTGGTTTCGGTAGGTCACAAGCAGAAGCGACATACTACCAACAGTTTACGACAAAGTATTCTGGTATTGCCAAGTGGCATGAAGCACTAGCCAAAGAAGCATTGAACACAGGCAAGATCACTACACCTTCTGGACGTGAGTTCGCATTCCCTGACGTAGTACGTAGACGCTTTGGGGGTGTGACATTTTTCACACAGATAAAAAATTATCCAGTGCAATCGTTTGCAACCGCTGACATTGTACCCATATCTTTGATATACATAGATAGGTTACTAACAGCAAACAGGCTACACAGTTGTGTAGTAAATAGTGTACATGACTCAGTTGTGATTGATGTGCACCCAGATGAGAAGGACAAAGTACTAAAGGTTATTAGCACAGCTAATGATAAACTAATCGCAATCGTCAACCGTAAGTGGAACATAGATTTCAATGTACCTCTATTATTAGAGGCAAAGATTGGTCCGAATTGGCTTGACGTAAAAGATGTAATATGATATAACCACCATTCGTCACAATGAAAAGGAGATTTAATATGAATCAAGTAGCAACAATCGACACAAACAATTTCTCAGCAATGGCCCAAGTAATGGGCATGGGAGCAGATGCTGCACAGCAGTCATCTAAAGCAAGTACACTTGCACGTTTACGTATTCACCATTCACCTATCATGGGTCAGCAAGAGATTGCTGGTAAGATGAAGAACGTAGAGGTTGTAAGTGGTGGCACCTACAAGCTAGAGATCCCTGATGGGCCTACATACTACGCTGATAGTGTGTCCATTCGTCCTTACCTACAACGCTTCATGCATAAGAAGTTTGTTATGGGTAATGACTCAAGACCAAACCGCTATGTCAAAACTGTTATGGGTAATGATCTTAACCATGACATGAAAGACAACGATGGCGGCTTTAACTGTGGTAAACCTGCTGGCTTTATCAAAGATTGGGCTGCACTACCAGACAACATGAAAGACTTGATCAAATCAATCAAGCGTGTTCGTGCATTGTTTGGTGTCGTTGAACTGGTCAATCCTACAGACGATCAAGGTAACTCTGTTGACGTGGAGTCTACCCCGTTCATCTGGGAGATTGACAACCGTGACGCATTCAAAACAGTGGGTGAAGTATTCACTAAGCTGTCAAAGATGCGTCGCTTGCCGCCACAGCATTATGTGTCACTCACCACAACAGAAGTACCGTTACCAAATGGTAGCAGCTTCTATGTGCCTAACACTTCACTGGACTTGAACAATACGTTGGACATGGACAATGAAGCACAGGAGAACTTTGCTAACTTTGTTGCATGGATTGAGAATTACAATACGTATATCCTCAACTCATGGAATGAAAACATGCACAAGAATGAAGAGGTTGACACAGATACTGTGGAAGAGTTCGTAGACATTGACGCAGAGGACTTTGTCTAATGAACCATCCTGCTGAACTGGCAATCAATCAGTATCTTGAAGATGCTACATCTGGTAAATCAACAATGTCGGAAGAAACAATCAAACAGATTGGTGCAGATGTAATGGATGCTGTAAAGCGCCAGTTCGGTGGGGGCAATAAGCGTGACAAGTTTCGGCTACGTATGTCTAATGTAGGTAGACCGACTTGTCAGCTTTGGTTTGCAAAGAATAAACCAGAGAAGGCATTGCCCAAGCCGACAACATTCGTAATGAACATGCTTCTAGGTGACATAGTAGAGGCAGCGTTCAAGGGTATCATAACAGAAGCAGGAGTTAAGTATGAAGACGATGACAACTTTGTTGAGTTACAGTTAGGAGAGACTACCGTAAAGGGATCATACGATCTTGTGATGGATGGGGCAGTCGATGACGTTAAGTCTGCATCGGACTGGTCATACAGAAACAAGTTTGAATCGTTCCAAACACTAAAGGACAGTGATCCATTTGGTTACGTAGGGCAACTGGCTGGCTACGCTAAAGCTGCAGGTAAGAAAGCAGGTGGCTGGTGGGTAGTAAACAAAGCCAACGGTGGAATTAAATATGTTCCAGCAGATGGTCTTGACATTGATGCAGAGATTACTACATTAGAAGATACTGTTGACACAGTAAACGCTAACGAGTTCAAGCGTTGCTTTGATCCTGTGCCTGAGACATTCAGGGGCAAGGCATCTGGCAATAAAATATTGAACAGTAACTGTAAGTTCTGTGACTACAGGTTTGAGTGTTACCATACGCTACAAGAGCTACCATCTAAAGTATCTCAGGCCAAGGTAAAACCCATTGTGGCATACGTAGAAGTAAAGGAGTATTAAATGCTAGGTGATGATGAAATAAAAGAAATGCAAGAACAGATCAATGCTATGGAACAAGATCTTCTTGAGCGTAAGAAAGCCTTGCACGAGGCTAAGTATGCAGGGTTACGATCTGCTATGGAAGTACGTAAGGCTGCAGAAGAGACAGTTAGACAAGAGCTACGATCCTTGGGTGTGTCTACTATAAGTAGTTTGCCTAGTCCTTGGAATGGGTTGTGGCGTATCTAATGAATGGCAAGCAGTTTGCCGCTGCCTTGAAGCATGGGTATAGGAGTGGGCTAGAGATCAAAGTAAAAGACTACTTGGTAGAACGTAATGTTCGTGTCAAGTACGAAGCCATCAAAATTGAATGGGAAGATCTTATGTACCGCACCTATACCCCAGACTTTGTGTTACCTAATGGGATCATAATAGAAACTAAAGGTAGGTTTACATCAGATGATAGACGTAAACATGCCGCTATTAAGAAACAGCATCCCAAGCTAGACATTAGGTTTGTGTTTGAAAGTAGTAGACGTAAGCTGAGTAAGGGTGCAAAGACAACCTATGGTCAGTGGTGTGAAAGAAATAAGATTTTATTTTATGATAGGATCATCCCAGAAGATTGGTTAAATGAAAAGGGTAAGGATATGCATCCTGATCTAATACATTTCCCATTCAAGAAAGTGAAGAGGAAATAATATGGCAGAAGAAAAAGTATTCATGGACTTTGATCCAAATGATTTTATTGTACGTATCTCACCTTTCCTAGACCAGAAGGGTAACTGGACAGGGGAGTTGATGGTAGGTACTGTGACTACAGGAGAGAACACAACTACAGACGATGACTACGTAAACATAATGCGTTTGTGTCACATGGTTTGTGCATCCATTCCAGCTATGGAAGAAGATACTGACATACGAGATACCCTTGCCAAGTATGTCAATGATGTGTTAGAAGATGAGGAGGACAACACACCAAAGGCTACAGTGGAGAGTGTTGAAGATAACGTAGTTAAAGTAAAGTTTAATTAGAGGAGATATGTATGTCAGATACAGATATGGTAAACTCACCAGAGCACTACAACTTTGCAGGAGTAGAATGCATTGATGCCATTCGTGCAGCAACTGGTGAGGAAGGTTTTCAGTATTATCTGCAGGGTAATATTATGAAATACCTTTGGCGTTACAGGTACAAGAATGGCATTGAAGACTTACAGAAAGCACAGTGGTATCTGAACCAATTAATTGAGGAAGAGAACGGTGATAGTTAAAGTCTTTCTTACACTAGAACTAGACGAAGACGAATATCCTATTCCTGTGGATGGCTTTGTCGATGAAGAAATAAAGGATGCACTACAGGAATTTATCTACGATGTAGATGGTATGACAATTAAATCAATGAAACTAATAACGGAGTGATGTACATGGATAACTATTTACCAACAGACTATCAATCCTTCATTCACAAGTCACGATATGCACGATGGCTTGACACAGAAGGTAGACGAGAAGCATGGGATGAAACAGTAGAACGTTACATGGATAACGTTGTACGTACTAAAGCTGGCGATGACAGCTATGTAAACAAAATACGTGAGGCTATTCTTAGTTTAGAGGTTATGCCCTCTATGCGAGCTATGATGACCGCTGGTACGGCACTAGAGCGTGATAACACTGCAGGGTACAACTGCAGTTACCTACCCGTAGATGACCCTAAGTCCTTCGACGAGGCTATGTTCATCCTCTTGTGTGGTACTGGTGTCGGCTTCAGTGTCGAGAGGCAGTTTATATCTAAGCTCCCTGAAGTTCCTCAGTTGTTCGACAGTGATACCACAGTCGTTGTCAAAGATAGTAAGGAAGGTTGGGCTAAAGCGTTCCGTCAAGTGCTTGCTCTCCTTTGGGCTGGTGAAATCCCTAAGTGGGATGTCTCTAAAGTACGTCCTGCTGGCGCACGATTAAAGATTTTTGGTGGCAGAGCCAGTGGCCCCGCACCGTTGGTAGAGTTGTTTAACTTTGCTGTAACCATATTTAAAGCTGCACAAGGACGTAAGTTGTCTAGCCTAGAGTGTCACGATCTTATGTGTTTCATTGGTCAGATTGTAGTTGTAGGTGGTGTACGTAGGTCAGCCATGATTAGTTTGTCTAACTTATCTGATGATCGTATGCGCTATGCTAAGTCAGGTCAGTGGTGGGAAACTTCCGCACATCGTGCATTAGCCAACAACAGTGTTAGTTATACAGAGAAGCCAGACATGGAAACATACATGCGTGAGTGGCAAGCATTAGTTGAAAGTAAATCAGGAGAACGTGGTGTATACAATCGTCAAGCAGCTAAGAACCAAGCTAAGAAGTTTGGGCGTAGAGATCCAGATCACGAGTTTGGAACTAATCCATGCAGCGAGATCATCCTTCGTCCATATCAGTTCTGTAATCTTACGGAAGTTGTTGTACGTGCTACAGACACTTTGGCAGATCTTGAGCGAAAAATCCGTTTGGCAACAATTCTGGGAACTATCCAGTCAACCTACACCAAGTTCCCATACTTGCGAAAGGTGTGGTCTTCCAATACAGAAGAAGAACGACTGCTTGGTGTGTCACTCACAGGGATAATGGACAACCCTCTGATGACATTAAGTAACAAAGGATTGGAGAGTACTCTTGAACATCTTCGTGGGGTCGCTGTATCTACTAATGCTGAATGGGCTGACCGTCTTAATATACCTGCTGCTGCTGCAATTACATGCGTCAAACCATCGGGAACAGTCTCACAACTGGTGGATAGTGCCAGTGGCATACATGCTCGCCACAGTACCCATTATATCCGTACTGTCCGTGGTGATAATAAAGATCCGTTGACAAAGTTTATGATGGATCAGGGCATACCTAGTGAGCCATGCGTTATGAAGGGTGATACTACTACAGTGTTTAGTTTTCCTGTTAAGTCACCCGCAAAGTCAGTAACACGTAACGACATGACCGCCATTGAGCAACTAGAGATGTGGCTTATATACCAGAGACATTTCTGTGAACACAAACCTAGTGTTACAATCTCTGTACGTGAGGAAGAGTGGATGGAAGTAGGCGCATTTGTGTACAAATACTTTGATGAAATGTCAGGTGTGTCTTTTTTACCACACTCTGAACATACATATCAACAGGCACCCTATCAAGAAGTAGACAAAGAAACATACAACGTGCTATTAAAGTGTATGCCTAAGAAGATTAATTGGGCTGGGCTGTCTGAGTACGAGAAAGACGATAACACTATTGCAATGCAGACCATGGCTTGTACTGGTGACGTGTGTGAAATGGTAGATATAACATAAGGAGATATAATATGTTTGAAATAATGACGTTTTTTGCAGGTGCAATAGTAGTAGCAGACTTTGTTATCCCGTTGGTAGCGGATACAGTCTCAGGTCTGTTCTAATGTATGTTCTAGTGCTCATTATGACCTTTCAAGGTGAGATGAAAATACAATCTTATCATACATTATTCACAGACTACGCTAGTTGTAGGAAAGTAGCAGCACCAATGGAAGAAAGATTAGTGAGCACTAAACCTGCACCAGAAGCAACAGCAGTTACATACTGCATACAGTTACCAACACCCACATAAGGAGAAACACTATGGTAAAGATAACATTAGACGAAGTAGAGTATGAAACAGATGACTTTACTAAGGAACAAAACATCTGGGTAAATGAGATTACATATAACTCAAATATCCAGAACCAATTAAACTATCAGTCGAATAGTTTAAAAATATCTAACGAGCTACTTGTTGGTAAGTTACGCAAATCCCTAGAAACTAAAACAGAATCGGAGTAAGACATGGCTTACAGAAAACCTTTCTCACGTGACCTTTACGCTAAGTATGACGAATCTGCGAAGCAAGCACTGATCACTCACCTTATAGGTGAAGGTCACGAACTTGTGGATAGCACAGAGTCATACGATGCAGATGTTGTAACACAAAAAGATGGAGTAAAATATTACAGTGAAGCTGAAGTAAAGACTGCGTGGGTAGGTGAGTGGCCTACCAATTGGGCAGAGATACGTATACTTGAGCGCAAGAAGAAGTTACTATCTAAGCATGATAATCTACAGTTTTATATATTCAGCAACAGCATGGACAAGTGCTGGTGTATAGATAGCTCACTACTGACAGATGACAAACTACGTGAGGCACGTGGGCGTAACATCTATGCTGGTGAACAATTTTACCATGTACCCTACACCGAAGCAACTTTAATCAACGTAGCATAAGGAGTTTCTTATGATAAAAAGAACTAACAGAAAAGACCGTGGCCTTGGTAAGTATGACGCACCATTGCGCTTTCAATATGATCAAGGTTACTCAGCCTTCAAACGTGGGAAAACAATTAATCCCTTTCACAAGGATACAATGCAGTGCAGAGAGTGGGAGAGGGGATTTAATAAAGCCTACTTTGAACAATTAAAAAGAGTATTAAAGTATGAACAAACTAAAGCAGGAAGCGGAGCAGTTTCTACAGGAGAAGTACAGCATGTCTGATTTTAATTCATATCAACGTAATGCATCTAGGACTGCTATCTATCCTGATCAACACAAGATCCTCTACCCTGCGTTGGGTCTTGCTGGTGAGGCAGGTGAGGTAGCTAACAAAGTAAAGAAGCTTGTACGTGATGGGCCTGACAAACGCCCTGAGACATGGCGAGAGGACATAGCCAGTGAGATAGGTGACGTACTGTGGTACTGTGCTGCACTAGCTACTGACCTAAACCTTACGCTGGGTATGATAGCTGGGCAGAATGAGGCAAAGCTAAGTGCTAGAAAAACTGCAGGTACTATAGGCGGCAGTGGAGACACACGATAAACAAAAATAAAGGGGGCTTAATTGCCCCCTCTTTTACTTCCTAGCTTCTGCTATTCCTATTAGTCTGTTTATATGTTCTGTGTTTAGAACATCTAGCTTATCATCAGGATAATACTTATAGAAATCTAACGTTGCCATCTTACGTAAGTCAGGACGTAGATTACGATACCTAACAATGGCTCTTGTGTATTCGTCACCCTCTTTAATACTACCCTCACGTAATGCAGTTTTTATAGAAGTAAACTCTGTTCTTATTAAAGGTTTTAAATTAGTATTAATATACTTTTCTTCTTTTACTTTTGCTTTAAACTCATCTGATTGTCTAGCATAGTCATTACGATAATACTCCTCAACACCCTGCATTGCTTCAACTACAGTAGGTACTAGATCACCCAGTAGCTTATTCTCAAACCGTTTGATGCTAGGTACTTTAGATGTACTGCCTAGTCTGTAATCTTTAAAGCCCATCCTAGACAGGTACTCACCAGCTTCATTATCTTTTTCACTGAGGTTTAAACCCAAACCAAACCTAGCCAGTGGCATTACACGTTTCTTTGTAGTGTCTTCAGCAAACAAGAATGAACGTTCAGGTAGCTCTGCCTCTTCCTCTGGTGTAGTAAGAACACCACGTTGTGCCATAGGACGTACAAGCTCACGTTTAAACGTACCCATGAAGTCTAACGTAGGATCTTCTGCAGCATCTTTGTATGTTAGTCCACGTATACCTGCAGCCCTCTGTGCTTCTATCACTTGTGCGAAGGGTACAGCCCATGTGCCTAAGTAGTTGCCTAGTGTACGCCCAGCTAAACGCCCCATACCTTCACCTTTAGTAAGGTCAGTAGCATCAGCAAAGGCAGACACTTCTTCTAGGATTGCATTGCTTGTGCCTGTACGTAGATTAGTACCAGCAAATGTTTCCACAAACTCTTTGGCGTCAAACCAATCATTGAATGTGCCATCTTCTAAACGCTTAGTTGCTTCACCAAGATACAAGTACTGTGGCACAGGATACAGTGGCAGTGTGTCTGCTTGTGTTTCGTCTGATACACCAACCTGATTAAACTCAGCGGGTGCTTCTTCACTTGTACGGTACATATATGCTGCGCCAACTGCAGCCATACCTGTTAGGTTACGTGATACACGTTGTCTATCTTTAGCAGTAAGAGGTGCTTTATACTTACCTAGAGTAACAAGCTCTGTCATCTTCTTTGTCAGTGGTATTGATGCACCTGCTGCATACTGACCCATAAGCTCCATGCTGTTAAACATAAAGCGTGGAAATTCAAGTAGGATTGTGCCAAAATTATTTGTTATAAACTGTGACGTTTTACGAAACACAGGTACATCAGGTTGTTTTGCATACGTAATATCTAGTGACTTTGTTACAGCATCATCTACAATGTTAATAAAAGATCTAGCACCCTCTGGCTTTATAGAGCTTGCATCATTCAGCAAGTCTTTTAGCTTACCCTCTTGTAGTGCATCAATAAGATCTATCTTATACTCACGCCTAGTTAAACGTTCAAGCTCACCAAAGAATGCACCCCTACGAATAAGATATTCCTGCCAACGGTTGGGTGTGTTTAGTACATCAGTTACATCTTCAAGACCACTGAGTACATTATCTACTGCACCGCCTTTGCCTCTACCTGTTAGCTCTTGTATTTCATTAAGGTTATTGAACATTCTGTTGTACTGTGATTCCAACTGTGGTTGTTCAAGAACTAGATCAGTGTACGCCTTGGCTACATCAGGACGATCAAACATATACTTCATGTGTCTGAAACTGTCTCTCCAGTTCTCACCAGACACTAACTGCTTACCTGCACCTAAGAAGCCACCAGTTCCCTTACCAATAGGCTGACTAAACTCATATAGGGCATTGTCCATTACATTACCTAAGCCTTCTAGTGGCGCACGTACACCACCTGACGTAAGGTTACGGGCAGCAGTAGCAATCTGTGACACAAGTAATCCACGACGAACATTCTCAACACGCATAACACCATTACGTATGCTGCCTTGTTGCTCTAGTAATTCTTTTTGTTTAGCATCTGCTTTGATATTGTCTGGTTTAACACGAGCTATCTGTGATAGTTTGTTTAGTACCTTACCAGCTTTAGATCCTGAACCAGCTACAGTAAGTACGTAGTCTTCAAACGATAAGCCGTACCTATTAAGATCATCTATCAGTTCTTGACCACCAATAAGATCTTTATTAACTGTTAATTCAAATAAGTTATCTATAATAGTTTTATTATTATTAAATGCCTCTGGGTTTTTACGTTTAAGGTCAGATGCAATAGCAACAATACCATTAAACTTATCTGGCTGCAGTATAGGATCTGTGATTACATCGTCACCTAGTGCTAGATCAAACAGATCACCATCACGTTCTGTAACGGTACGGGCAATGTCTTCACCAGCCTCACGTGCTAAATCAAAGTCAAGTGTTTTTACACCATTGACTTCTTTTGATACAGTCCTACCTACCTTGTCTTCAAATGCAATGATAAGCTCTTGCGCTATGTCTTTGTTTGCATCCGCAACTTTAGCAGCAGCAATACGTGCATCTTCTGCAGCTTCCATAGTAGCAATGCGAGCACCGCCTACGTTGTAACGTTCTGCAATCTTTTTTTGTTTAGTTTCTTTTATAGTTTTCTTTACAAGGCCTTTAGCTGCTGCCTTGGGCATAGATTTAGCAATAGATATAAATTTACCAAGAACGCCAACAGCAGGTAAAGTTTCTGAAAACTCTAGTGCACCAGAGGTTGTGTCCATTATTAAATTTGTAAGCTCTCTAGGAGTAGATATATCAGGATTTCTACCTGCAGAAGCAGCTTTATATAATCCATCTATTACATAACTACCCGCCCAGTTCTCAGACATTGCTTCTAATGTATGTTCTATGGCATCTGCTGCTCCAGATCCTCCTATATTTATAGCCTCCCCAAGTTCCATTAGCCTTTTAGTACCAAAAGCACCTCCGTATTCAGGAAGAAGACTAATTAATTTTTCAGCAGCACCAGCTTCACCCGCATACGTACCCTCGCCAGATCTTATATCTTTTGCTATTACTTTGCCAAACGCAGCTATTTCTTCGTCTGTAGCTTCACTAATAAGTTTACCAACGTCTTCACCACTCTCATCTTTAACAAGAATATAACCAGAGTATTCTTTTGCTTCAGCTAAACGATCTGCACCAGACCTAAAGGATGGGTCATAGGGTTCTACTTCAGGTACAGGATCTTCATCTGCGCTTGGTATACCAAAAGTAGCCATGTCTATTTGTGTAGGGTCTTCATCTACATCTTCTTCTACTTCAGGGAACATAGTTGCAGTAGTATCACCATCACGTTTAGAAGTGTATTCACTTAACGACATAGAACCCACACCATCTTGTGATGCAGGTTGAGTTGGTAGAGAAGGTGTGACTACTGTATCTTCTTCGTCACTGTCCTTATCTCTAGACTTTACATAGTCTAAAAGGGAAAGTGTTTCAGCCATTAATAAAAAGGTATTCCTGTTGCTGGATTAACTACTTGTGTATATACAAGTCTTCCTAAGTTGGGTATGCTGACAACCTCTCCTATGTTAAACTTTCCAGTTCTTAAATCCTCTTGACTATTTAAAGATGTAACTGTTTGAGCACTATCTACATAACTTTTTAAATTAGCTTGAGCCTGTGATCGTAACGTCGTAATACCATCATATAAAATAGGATCTTCTGTACTACCATATGTGCCCTCAAGATAATCTGCAGTTTTTAATCTGGCTACTTCTACTTGAGCTTCTTTACCTTCCATTTTAGTTCTAATATTACCTTCCATGTCCATACCTATATCAAAAGCCATCAGTTCCATTTTAAATTGAGAGTTTACGATAGGTTGAAAAGTACCCAAGTTAAAAGACGGGCCTTTTTCACCATCCTTAATACTTTCAGCTTCTTTCATGGTTCTTAAATCTTTTAGTATTTTTGTTTTCTGTCGTTCAAAGTCAGCAATCTTATCAGGATCATTAGTTTGTAATTGTTTTTGTGAAAGTACAGCAAGTCTAGAACCAAAGCTGTTACTTATTTCATCTGGTTCTTGATATTGTTCTTGCAAAAATTTAGCATCAAAACCTCCAAAAGACGTACCAGTTGCAGGTGCTCCTGCATTTACGTCTTCGTTAAGTTCTGCTACAGAATTTGTTGTTCTCATATTGTAATTTTTACTTACGTCTACACCATTTATAACTGCACGTTTTCCTACGTCTAAATACAAGTCGCCAGCAGTTTTTCCTTGTGTAGCTATTTCAGCAGCTTGAGTGTCTGTGTAACCTACAAATTTTAAAGCTCCAACTAATTCTTCTGTAGCTTTCTTTTCAGATTCACGCTCTGCTTGTTTACGTAATCTTACTGCCCTTGCTTCACGTCTAGATTCCTCAAGACGCTTTTGCATTCTATCTTCATTAACACGTATACGAGTAGTAACCGCATCTGCTGCACCTGCTGCAAAACCCCCAAAATTAAATGCCATTATGCTCTCCTCGCCATAAGACCAGTTGGTTGTGGTTCAACTTCTTCTGGTACTTCTTCTACCTCAACTGTCTCTTCAGAGTTTAACTCTTCAGGTAAACGTTCTTTCATCTTCTTCATAGCTAGTGCAATCTTACTGCTAGATATGCGATCATCATCTTTACGCATTTCTGTACCTGTGTCGTACTCAATGCCAGCGTCATCACCTATGTATGCCATCATCTCAATAAGCACAGGCATAATAAGCATACCCACATCAATAGTATGTTTACCTTCCATTACACCTGCTGACTGAATACTATTAGCAATAGTAGTTAAGGGTATACCCATCTCCATAATATCAAGGAGTTGGTCATTAAAGTTTTCTTCTGTCATTCTAGGTATATAAAAATCTAGAGCTTCCTCAACTGTGTTGTACTGTGGTGGATTCTGCCAAGGTCTACTTCCTACTTCAGCAGTCATACCCATACCCGGTGTAGGTCTATTGAGGGATACTTCAGGTGTCTCTATCATCTTTAATCCTCATTCTATCTTCACGTATTTGTGCTACGTATCTTGCCACACGTTCCATAGGTTCGCTATTAGACGTATCGCTAGACATAGTATCTTTATTACGAGACAGCAATCCCTTTGCTTTATCTAAAGAGCTTACTTCTTTTTTCTCTGGCATTTTTATATTGTTATATGCATCAGCAAAAACATTAAACATTTATTTTTTACTCCCAAATATACCATCAACTAACGAACCTGCAAAACTGCCACTAAGATCTGAAGTAAACAATGTACCCACTAAATTACCAAACGCTATAGATGAATTATAATCATTTTGTGCAGTAGTAGCAGCAGCACTTGCATCATTATTAAGGTTAGCAATAGCAATATCTACAGTACGTTCACGTTCACTTTCAGCACTAGTCCATACATATTCCATTGTATCGGAGTAGTAGTTCCACAAGTTATCGTATGCAGTATTAGATACAGCCAACATGTTTGCAGCATTAATCTCATTAGATCTATTGAGAGCGGCAGTGTCTTCTGTTGCTACTTGTCTACGCCAGTTAGCATTATTCTGCGCTATTACAAGTTGATTAGATGCATTAAACTGATCACGCTGACTTTCAATTTGTGCATTAAACTTGTTTACAGCATTTTCTTCACCTGCATTAAATTGAGCAACGGCATTTTTTTGAGTTGCATTAAACTGAGATACTTGTGCAGATAAATTTTCCATAAACATATTTACTTGATTCTCACTGCTTGCATTAAACTGAGCAGCGGCATTTTCTGCAGCTTGATCTGACAGTAAGGCTTGTTGCATAGATTGAGATCTAAACATATTTGTTTGTTGACGATTACTTAGATTAGTCATGTCCATGCTCAAGAATGCTTGTGCGTTTTGAACAGCAGCTTGTTGCCTAGAATTTAAATTAGCCATATCCATATTAGCTAACGTTGCTGCATTTTGTAGTGTTGCAGTGTTGGCACTAGACATTTCTGCTAATCCAACAGACTGCATCATCTGTGAGTTAGCTAGTGTCATCTGTTGCTCAGATGTGTACTGAATATTAGCAGCCTCTGCAAAACGTTCAGCATTAATTACGGCTACCTGTTGTTCGTTTTGTAATTCTTGATTACGTAACGTAGCTTCTACCTGCATGTTAGCCACAGCTACCTGTTGTCTGTTAGATAGTTCTGTCATATCTACAGTCATAGTATTGGTAGCATTAAACAAACGAGTTTGTTGTTCGTTATTTAATTCTATCTGACGATCTTCAAGTACACTTGAGATATTAAATATAGCAGCTTGTTGACTATTGTTAATAGCCTGACCTTCAAAAGCTGTACGTGCAGAGTACTCTTGGATAAACGCTTGTTGTTTATTAGAAAGATTAATATTATTAACCTCTGCATAACGCTCTGCATTAATTATAGCAGCCTGTTGTTTGTTGTCAAGAACTTTACCTTGCAAACTTGCACGTAGTTGTGAATTTGCAAGTGCAGTTTGTTGACGGTTAGAAAGGTTAGCAACTTCAATCTGTAAACTTTCAGTAGATGCTTGTAATTTTACCTGCTGTTCATTGGTTAGATTAATGTCGTTTACTTGTGCAACACGTGAAGCATTAAACAAAGCTGTCTGCTGTCTAATATCCATAGACTTACCTTCAAGTGCAGCACGTGATTGTGCATCTTGCATAAAGGCCTGTTGCTGTGCATTAGCATCAAACTGAGCAGCTTCAAACGTTTGTGATGAAGCAAGCACTGCCATCTGCTGTTCATTAGTAAGCTCTTGTCCTGCAATAGAAGCCTGTACCTGAAGATTAGATAACGCAGTTTGTTGTGTGTTAGACAAGTTAGCCATATCAACTTGTAAGTTTTCAGATGACCTTTGCAGTAGTGCTTGTTGTGTATTATTTAAGTTTATATTATTTACTTCTGCATAACGTGCAGCATTTACTAAAGACGTTTGTGTTTTTACATCTAAGTTTTTCTGTTGTACTGCAGATTTAAATTGTGCATTAGCAAGAATAACAGACTGTTCGTTAGACAAACTTTGTGTTTGTAGTGTAAATGCATTAGTACTATTAGCCAACGCAACCTGTTGCCTGTTATTTAAATTAGCAAGCTCCATGTTTTGGTTTGCTGCAGCATTAGATAGAGCTACTTGTTGCTTAAAGTTAGCGTTAGATATATTTGCATCATACAAAAACTTAGCATCGGCAGATGCAATAGGTAATGCAGCCTCCATAGTGGCCTGTACGATAGCTGCACCTGCCATGCTAGAACCCGCTAAACCCCGTGATGCCATTGCCGCATTAGCCGCTCTCATAGCACCTGCAGCCCATACAGGTGTACCATTTTCAAACTGTGCCATAAGCTCAGACATCTGACCTTGTACAGTAGACTTAGCTGTAACGTTTACCTGTGCAGCCTCTGCAAGATACTGTGACATTGTACCTTGTTCAGCTACCGCTTTAGCTGCAGTGTTTAATTCATTAGCTACAGCAGCAACAGCCTCTACAGCTTGACCTATTTGTAATCCCTGTGCTTCAGCGTCAATAAGTTCTTGTGCACCCACACGGCCTTCTGCACCTGCAATTGTAGATTGATAAGATGTTGTAGCTATATCTGCTTGAGGAATAGTAGATGCAGTAGCGGCATTTTCTACAGCAGTTTTTTGTATATTTGCAATATCTGCAGGGGGAAGATTGTAATAGTCTTGAGATGTAATAGTCTCACCATCTGCAACTTGTCCACGTGCAGACTCTAGTGTAGACTGATATGTACTAATAGAATTTTCAGCTTGTTCTGCAGTAAGACCTACACCTTCAGCTTTTACAACTTCATTTTCTTTTACTTGTCCTTCAGCTACACCCATCTTGCCTACATCATAATCAGTGACAGCAGTTACCTCTGGTGTAGGTTCTTCAAACTTTACAGCTTCTGTAGTTACTACAGGTTTTAGTAATGCTTGAGCTTGTGCTATTGGTATGTTTAATGCAGTAGCGGCTTTAGCAATTTCATCTGCAGATACAGTACGTGCACCAGCCTTAACTTCTTGTATATACTTTTCATCTACACCAATAGCAGTAGCTAAACTACTATCTGGTATAGTTCCTTGTGCCGCCTGTACTTGAGCTTCAGGTGATACAGTTCCTGTTTCTGCGACAACACCTTGTAATGCGGTGCTTACTTGAGGTGTAACAGTACTTGGATCTACTGTTGCGGGAGAAATTGATGGCTCTGTTGGAAGTATACTTAAACTATTGCCCGAACCAACTAATGCTCTTGGATCTTGTTGAATTGGGAAAAATGATGTTTTTGTTGGTCCTTTTGCAGTTGCTGCAGTTATAGGTGAAGCAGCCGTTACCGTAGGCGCAGTAGGAGCATCACCCGCTGTTGTACTAAGTAATTGATTTGACGTTATAGTAGTTCCTACAGGAGAAACCTTAGCACCAAAAGGCAAAGAAGGTTGGAGTGCTCTATCTGCCATAAGATCTTCAATAGTCGGACCCTGTACTACAGCGTCTTCATTTTGGTTTTCTTCGTTTTGGTTTTCTTCTGCCATATTAATTATCCATTCACTACTTCATTAAGACCCCAGATCATTCCTGCTACACCACCTACGAAGATTACTACTCCGACTACCAATGATATACCCCAGAATAATCTGTCTCTTTGCTTTGCTTGTAATTCTAACGATTCTTTGTGTCTTTGTCTAGCTGCTGCTTGCTCTTTTACAACTAAATCCCACATGCCGGGAGGTCCATATAGCTGACAAGCTGACCTTAATTCATCCATGCATTCTTTGTGTTTCATCTTAGCTTGTGCAATTGCAAAGCCTTCTTCTTCAGATGAACTCAGTCTAGCTAGTGGGCCTTTATGTGCACCCTTTTCGGCTAACTGTATCTCACTATCTAACTTTGCTAACTTACCAAAGTGAGGCAGTAAGTCTGCTACGTCACTACCAGCTTTAACTGCAGAACTAACTGCACCAGCTATCTTAGTAACTGCACCTGCTAAAGCTAATACTTCTATCATCGTGGCAAATCCTATTAATCATTATTCGCCATCTTTTCTACTGATGATCTTATTGCTTTTATATTTTCGTCAATACGGGCAAGTGATACTGCTTGATTGTGTACAGATGTTTCTAACCTGCCTATACGTTCTTCTAGTGCTATAATCTCTTCTGAGTTATCTTCAATGTCGGACATCATCATAGAGACTGTCCATACAATAGCTGCACCCTGAACAATTAGTCCAAAAATCAGTGTAATTGGTACAGACTTGTTTAAGTGCCAGCTATCGTCAGACATTTTAAGATTCCCCTCTTTCATCACACCAAGTATCTGCCATAGCTTCTACTTGAGTATTGTTTAGAGGATTATTATCTTCATCTGTAAAAAGATATTTTCCTTTACTAGGACCATATCTATTATGCATAGTCAGTAATTTAGTTTTTAATTCAGCACGAGTTAATGTTACTACTGTGTCTGGAACATAATAATCACGGTTTGCTAAATCTGGACTGTAACCAACATAAGTATTATAGTCTCCGTCAAAAAAATATCCCCCATCTTCTATCCAAGACGGAGTGCGTTTAAGATCCATTTCACGGACTAGCATATATTCAATAATCATTTTTTATTCTCCAAACGTAACATGTATTCTGTGTTAGCAAAGTCAGCTTTACCAAATATACGTTCTGCTGTTACATCCACATTAACACAGTACTTATCTGCCATTTGATCTAAGAACTCTTCTAGATCATTAGAGTGAGGTATGTCTTGTTTTTGTATACGTTCAGCAGTATGCGTAACATAACCACTTACCTCTGTTAGACTTACTTGTGGATGTACACCGTATTGTTGTAAATATTCTATTGTAGCTGTCTGTGCTCTACCACCATCAAGTAAGTTGCGATACATAAGCTCAAAACCACGACGAACATGATGACGTTTTTCTTCAGCTTCAAATGTTTCCTCATCCCACTCATCAATGTTGTTTGTTTCTTTTATATTTTCATAGGCATCTATTAATGTTGCAATGTCTTTAAACGCACCATTAATTTTAGACTCTAGTCTTTCCAGATTAAATCTTTTTTGTCTTAACTCTGCTTGTGCAACCATATCAATGTCACCCTCAAGCTGATCTATTTCTTTTAAACATTTAGCATGGCTTACTTGGGCCTCTGCTAGTGCAGACTTACGTTTGTCAATCTCTGCAGTAACTTGACGTAGCATACGCATAGGAGACTGACCGTTTAACATAGTTAAAGTCATAAGAGATATTGTATGTTGACTGTTTTGCCTATCAAAGGCACGAGTCTTTTCGTCTATTTCTGGTAAGAACTGATTTACTTTTGCTACAGCAGCAGTATTTATTTTGTCTGCTGCTACTGCTGGTAAACTAAATGTCCATTCTTCTGTGGTTGTTAATTCTTTTTTCATTGTTAGTTTCCTTTTATGTTCCTGCTGCTCCACCTGCGGCTCTGTAAACCCCCCGTGTTAAATCTCCAAAGTCGACAGCGTTACCAGAAGATGCAGCTATTGTTAAGTATTGAATTACATTTGAAGGACCACTTGCTGAAGCATCCCCACCTGCAACTATTCCTCT